CCTGGGGGCTGGGTGAACGTGGGTTCGACTGATGCCATCGTGACCTACACCCTGGCGGGCGCGGGCCTGACCACTGGTGCGGCGACGATCATCATCACTTACGTGGTCCGCGAGAGCGACGGTTCTGCGAACCCGTCTCAAGTCTGATCCCGACCCCGCTTCGGCGGGGTTTAGCCTTTAGGGGCCACCATGCGTCCTGTACGTGTATCTCTTTCGTCCCAGACGGTATCGCCGCCCATCCCGCTGGATGTGAACCAAGGCCCATTTAACGTGGGTGTTGGCGTCGCGGTGCCCGCAGGGGCATCCCTCACCTATTCGGTGCAATATACGTTTGACGACGTCTGGGCACCCGGGTTCAGTCCGTCCTCCGCTGTGTGGTACTCACTTATTAGTATGTCGTCGAAGACCGCCTCGACGGACGGCAACTTCGCGTATCCGGTGACGGCTATTCGTCTGGAAGTGAGCGTTTACGGAAGCGGCACGGCGACGATGACAGTCATCCAAGCGGGCATGCCCGGGAGGTAATCATGAACGTTGATGTTGGAGCGCTGCGCAAGTTTCAAGATCTCTGGGGTCCGGTGCTGGAGTCGATCCCTGCCGTCATCGAAGCTGTCGCAAAGAAGAACGATTTCGACCGTGGTCTGGCCGAGCAGAAGCGTGCCTTCGAGAAGGCACAGCAAGATGTCGCCAACGTCTACGCGCAAGCCGACAAGTACGCCGCTGACACGCGCGAGGAAGCTGCCCGTGTGATGGCCGACCAAGCGAAGTTCATGGAAGCGGCTGCGGCGCAGCGTGAAGCCGAGAACGAAGTTCTGGCGTCCCAGCAGGCTGACACCAAGGCCAAGCTGGCTGCGGCCAACAAGAAGCTCGCGGATGTCCAGCAGAAGCTGGACGGCATCAACGCCGAGTACGAAACCAAGCTGGCGCAGGCGCAGGCAGATCATGCTGCGGCCCTGGCTGCTATGGAGGCTGAGATCAAGGCTGTCGAGGACCGCAGGGCGAAGGCCGAGAAGGCGCTGGACACGCTGAGAGCCAAGCTGGGGTAATCGATGACCACGGGGAGCCTGAGCGGCGTCAGTCATGTTCAGGACAGCGGCGAACAGGAGTACACCCATGTGGTCGCCACTGTCACCGCTTCTGGCTCGACCACCGTCTACACCCCAGCGACAGGAAAGCGCGTGCGTCTACACTGGACGTATGCGATCAGTGATCCAAGCGCTTCCTCCAATCCGTTGATCAAGGTCTTTCTTGGTGCGGAAGAAAAGTTTCGTGTGTATGCGCTCAGTAAGCGGCAGACCGTGACAGGCCCCGTGGACGGTGCGCTGATCGTCAATCTGAGTGCAGCAGGCAGCGTTGCTGTGACTGCGTTGCTGGAGGAAATTTAGAAATGGCCGCGTACAACAAGTTCAACGACTTTTCTGAGCAGCTTGCAAATGGCGTTCAGAACTTCGCCACGGACGTCTACAAGGTCGCCCTGAGCAACACTGCTCCGGTGGCGACGAACACGATCCTGTCGAACATCACGCAGATCAGCGCGGGCAACGGCTACACCTCGGGCGGCTCTACCACGACGATCACCCTCGCAGAGGTCACGGGCACCACGACGGTCAGTGGCACTCAGGTGGTGTTTACAGCATCTGGCGGCAGCATCGGCCCGTTCCGGTACGTCGTGCTGTACAACGATACCACTACGAGCCCCAGCAAGCCGTTGGTCGCATGGTGGGACTACGGCAGCAGCATCACGTTGGCTGACGGCGAAACGTTCACCGTCAAGTTCTCGAACACCTCGCCTGGGGCAATCTTCACGCTGGCTTGATCATGGTCAAGATCGACTTTGATTTCGACACCCCGCACGGCAAGTTTGCTGATGCTCTTCATCTGCCTGACGATCACGCCTTCACGGAGGAAGAGATTCAGGCGATGAAGGAGCAGCGGCGCGACAACTGGATTGCCATCGTGACGGCGCCTCCGGTGGAAACGGAGCCTGAGTCCGTACCGGAAGCTGATCCTACGCCGGAACCTACGCCTGAGTACATCGAAATTGATGGCGTCCGCTACGTGAGGGCGTAATCATGGCCGACAGGTACTGGGTCGGCGGTACAGCAGCCTGGGACGGCACTGCCGGAACCAAGTGGGCCACTACGTCTGGTGGCGCTGGAGGAGCAAGTGTTCCCACCAGCGCTGACGACGTTTTCTTCACGAATCTGTCCACCGGCACCTGCACCATCTCCACCGGCAACACAGGCGCCAAGTCCATCAATTGCACAGGATTTACGGGGACGTTGGCAGGTAGCACCAATATTACGGTATCCGGCAGCGTTACGCTTGTAGCGGGTATGGGGTTTACTTACGCTAATACATTCATAATAAATGGAACAGGAACAATAACAACTGCCGGGAAAACAATAGGCGGGTTGAGCATCAACGGAGCCGGTATTACTGTTACTTTAGGCGACGCTGTTACTATATCAGCAACACTTGGTGTTGTTAATGGCACTTTTGATACCGCCAACTATAATGTTACGGCCTTAACTCTTTCTTCTTCGGGTTCAAGCGGTAGAACTATTAGTTTGGGTTCCTCCACGGTGACTTTGAGCACCGGAGCAAATGCTGTTGATTTTACAACCAATACAAATCTTACATTTAACGCGGGTACGTCAACTATTGTTTGTACCGCAACCGGCTGTTCATTGGCTGGCGGCAATCTCTCGCAAAACGGAGTCACGTTTTATAACGTGTCTTTTACTTCGACGGCAACTGGAACGTATAGTATTCTGGGGATCAACACCTTCAACAATCTAACCGTCACTGCGCCATCCTCCGCAGGCGTCCGTCAAGTCACCTTCGATTCCCGCCAAACCATCAACGGCACCCTCTCCACCAGCGGCACCGCAGGCAACCGCAGAGTCTGGTTCCGTTCAAACACCTACGGCATCGCCCAAACCCTCACCATCAACGCAGCCCCGAGCCTGACCGACGCAGACTTCCGAGACATCTACGTCATCGGCACAGCCGCGCCCATCAGCGGCACGCGCGTTGGCGACTTGAGAGGCTGCAGAGGCATCACCTTCAGCACGCCAAAGACGGTGTATTGGAACTTGGCTGCTGGCGGCAACTGGTCTGCAAACGCTTGGGCTGCAAGTTCTGGTGCTGGTGTCAGCACAGACAACTTCCCATTGGCGCAGGATACCGCTGTCATTGAGAACACGGGGCTGAATACGTCGGCTACGGTGACGCTTGATAGCGCGGTTCCGTACACAGGCACAATCACGATGTCTACGCGCACAAACGCGATGACATTTGCTATCGCTACATCCCCAGCAATTTACGGCAATTGGACAAACGGATCTGGGACCGCTATGTCAGGGTCTGGAACATTGTCGTTCTCTGGTAGAAATACACAGACCATTACTAGCGCCGGCAAGTCCTTTGGAACGCCCATAAACATAACCGTTGACTCCTACGGCGGCTCAGTCGAACTCGCCGACGCGCTAAACATCGGTGGTAACACCCTCACCATCACCAACGGCACCTTCGACACCAAGAACTTCAACGTCACCGCAGGCTCTCTGTCGTCCAGCAACAGCAACGTCAGGACGATAACGCTGGGGTCTAGTACGGTGACGTTGAGCGGGACTACTCCTTTAGCTTTTTTAACACCTACCAATTTGACCTTTAATTGCGGTACATCACAAATAAATTTGTCAGCGACAACAGGAGTAACCTTTAGAGCTGGAAGTCAAACTTTCTACAACGTTTCTTTTACTAGCTCAACCGCAGGCAGCCGCGCCATTACTGGAAGCGGTTCGTACAACGCTTTAGTGCTTACAGCCCCATCATCTACCGGACTGACGCAACTTTCTCTTTCAGACAATCAAACCATCACCGGCACCCTCACCGTCGCCGGTGCCACAGCCGTCCGTCGCATCTTCGTCCGCTCTGACACCCTCGGCACCACCCGCACTCTCACCGCAGGCACGCTGTCGGCCACAGACTGCGACTTCCGCGACATCACCATTGCAGGCACCGCAGCAGGATCTTCTCCGACCCGTGCAGGCAACTGTGGCGGCAACAGCGGCATCACATTCCCTGCGGCTAAGACCGTCTACTGGAATCTTGCTGGCGCTCAGAACTGGTCTGCTACGGCCTGGGCTCCGTCTTCTGGCGGTACGCCCGACATCAACAACTTCCCTTTGGCGCAAGACACGGCTGTGTTTGACAACACGGGCAGCGCAGGGACGGTGACAATTGATCAGGCTTGGAACATTGGTACGTTCGATGCGTCGTTGCGGACAAGCGCTATGACGTTGACCACCAGCACCAACACTCCATTTGTTTATGGCGATTGGAAGTTTGGTACTGGAGTGACGTCGTCTAGCACTACTGGCACGATCACATTTGCCAAGCGTGGAACGCAGACGATCACCAGTAACGGTATTACGTTTGGTTGTCCTATCACTATTGACGCTATTACAGGTATTGTTCAGCTTGCTGATGCACTATCAATTGGGTCTACAAGAACGTTGACATTAACATCCGGTACGTTTGATGCGGTGTCGTACAACGTCACGACAGGTCTTTTTTCTCAGAACACAAATATAGGTACTATATTAAAAATGGGGTCTGGTACATGGACGTTATCAGGCACTGGTTCAGTTTGGAATTATCAAACTACTGCTCCCCCAACAGCTTTCTACAAAGGCACCGCCAACATCGTCCTATCCGACACTAGCGCCTCTGCCCGCACCTTCGTAGGCGGCGGTCTTTCCTACAACAAACTCACCATCGGAGGCACTACCGGCACATCCACGCTCACCATCACCGGCAACAACCAATTCACAGAGCTTGCCTCCACCAAAACCGTAGCCCACACTATCGCGTTGGGTACAACCACGCAGACCTTCGGCAAATGGACGGTGACGGGCACTGCAGGCAACGTCGTCACGCTCACAGGCACAGGCACCAGCCATGTCCTAGCAGGAGCAGCCACATCCGGCATTGACTACCTTGCAATGGGCTCAATTGGCTTTGCTGCCACAAGCCCTGGTGAGTTCTACGCAGGGGCCAACAGCACGGCAACCGCTGCGGTTGCTCCGGTCTATCTGACCGCCAAGCCAGCCGACAGCACGCGCTACTGGGTTGGTGGCACAGGCAACTGGAGCGACACCGCTCGTTGGTCTACGTCGTCTGGTGGAGGCTCAGGCGCGTCTGTGCCGAGAAGCCATGATGATGTTGTCTTCGACAGTGCCTCCAACGCCACAGCCTACACAGCTACGGTGAACGCTGTCACTGGTGGCATCAGGATGAAATCTCTCACCATTGCAGGCCCTGCAAGCGGCAACGTGACGCTGGCAGGCAGTACAGCTATTGTTGGCATTCACGGCAACGTGACGCTGCCTGCGACGGGACTGACTCGGACATACACGGGCGCTATCACGTTGTCTGGATCTACGACGGGGTTGACGTTGACGACCAATGGTGTGACACTAAACTCTCAAATAAACATAAACGGCGTAAGTTCGGGATGGGCATTGGGGTCAGCACTAAATCATAATACTTCAAATTTTATCCAGTTAGTTAACGGCGTTTTTGACTCCGCAAATTATAGTGTCACCGGAGCTGGTTTTGGCATATCTGAAAACTCTGTAACGCTTACTTTGGGCTCATCAACTTGTACTTTTAGCAATAGCAATCCTTTTTATCATATTACATCTGGGGGTAAATCACTAAACTTCACGTTTAACGTGAACACATCAAGCATTACATTTTCAGGTCTAACAACCCAAAACTGGAATTCTCCGATTACGTTTTATAATGTAACCTTATCCGATACAAGTGTCGGCACAACTACGCTCAGCAACGCCGACGAAACATACAACAATCTAACTATAGCTGCCCCAACAAATGCCGGTCTGCGGCAGCTTGTATTGCGCGGTAATGTAACCATCACCGGCACCCTCACCTGCTCAGCAGGCACCAACGCCACGATGCGTCACTTCGTCCGCTCTGACGCAATCGGCACCACACGCACACTGACCTGCGCGGCTGTCAGCCTCACTGACGTTGACTTCAGAGACATCACCATAGCCGGTGCAGCAGCGCCAGCGACAGGCACGCGCCTAGGCGACTGCAAGGGCAACAGCGGCATTACGTTCACGGCTGCGGCGAACAAGTATTGGAACCTTGCTGCTGGCGGCAACTGGGGCGGTGCTATTGGTTGGGCTACAGGCAGCGGCGGCACGCCCGCGATCAACAACTTTCCGTTGGCACAAGACACTTGTTTCTTTGAAGCTACGGGGCTGAACAGCGGAGCCACCGTCACCATCAACCAAAGCTACAACATCGGCACCATCGACATGTCGGCCAGGACGACAAATACGATGACGTTGGCGACGGGCTCGACCACACCCGCAATCTACGGCAACTGGATAAACGGCACGGGCACGACGTTGACGGGGACTGGCACATTGACCTTTGCTGGTCGCGGAAGTCAGACAATTACGAGTGCGGGGAAGACGTTTACGCAGGCTTTTACCATAGACACTCCTGGGGGGTCGGTGACGCTGCAAGATGCTTTTTCAGTAAATCCAAACGCAATTAGCTTTTTAGAATCAGGAGCATTTAACGCAAACGGATTTAATGTAACCTTTTCTGGGAATAACGGCTGCTTCCAAAGCACATCAACAAAAACAAGAACTATCGCTATTGGTTCTGGGACGTGGGCACTGGCCGGAGCAGCTAGCAATCCTTGGGCCAATACAAACTCCACCAACCTAACCGTCACCGGCACCGGCACCATCAGCCTCACCAGTGCATCGGCCAAGACTTTCGCAGGCGGCAGCGTCGCCTACACCAACATCACCCTCAACCAAGGCGGTGCAGGTACGCTGACCATCAGCGGCAACAACACCTTCGCCAACATCACTAACACCTACAAAGCCACTGGTGCCACCACCATCAACTTCGGCACCACAACGCAGACGGTTGGCAACTTCACCGCTGCTGGAGAAGCTGGTAGGGTATTGACGCTGACGGGGTCTTCTGCCTCTTCCCCCTGCACGCTTGTCCATTCCGGCACAGGCACAGCAGCTAACGTGGACTACCTCGTCATTACAGGCGTCAGGGCGTACTGATGAGCGACTGGTACGCAGGTAATAACTCAACGAACAACGGTTCGTTTGGGTGGATATTTGCGTCTGGTTCTACGGGGGCGTACACCCTCAACGCTGAGGTCGGCTCCTACGTCATCACTGGCCAGGACGCCACGCTGTCGATCCCCAAGTCTATCGACGCCGCTGCAGGCTCCTACGCCATCACGGGCCAAGACGCCTCGCTCCTTGCCGCCAGATCAGTCAACGCAGAATCCGCCGCCTACGCTATCGACGGGCAAGCCGCCATCCTGGCAATCTCCAGGGCTGTAAACGCCGAAGTGGGGGCCTATGCCCTCACGGGCCAAGCGGCTGCGCTGCTGGCTACGCGTACGGCGAGTGCCGACGCAGGTCTGTATGCCATCGCGGGGCAGGCCGCTGCCCTTCTTGCGGGCAAGGCGGCCAACGCTGAGGCGGGCTCATACGCCATCTCGGGCCAGGATGCAAGCCTTTTTGCAGCCAGACAGATCTCTTCCGACGCCGGAACGTATATCATCACGGGGCAGGCCGCGACGCTGGACTACGTGTATGTCCTTTCCGCTGCGGCGGGGTCGTATCTCATCAATGGGCAGGATGCGACACTGACAAAGTCTGTGCTGTTCCCGTTGCCTTCTGATGTCCGCGCAGGCGTGATCTACGGCCCTGGCGGTATCTACATCGGCACGATGGCCCCCGGCGCTCTCTTTGTGTTTGATGACTGAGGTCAACATGGCAAAAACCCCTGCATGGCAACGCAAAGAGGGCAAGTCTGAGTCCGGTGGACTCAACGCCAAAGGCCGCGCCAGCTACAACAAAGCCAACCCCGGAAAGCCTGGATTGAAGGCACCGCAACCGGAAGGTGGCCCCCGTCGTGACTCCTTCTGTGCCAGGATGAAAGGTATGAAGGCAAAGTTGACGTCAGAAAAGACGGCAAAAGATCCGAACTCCCGTATCAACAAAAGCCTGAGGGCCTGGAATTGTTGACATGGAAGCGACGTTCGTTTGGAATACCGTCTTGACGTTGCTGATCGGCGTTGTGGGGTTCTTCATGTCAGCCAAGTTCAAAGAACTCGACCGTATCAGCATTCTGCTCAACAGAACGCGAGAGGAAGTGGCCCGGGACCACATCACCCGCTCAGAGTTCCGGCAGGACATGAAAGAGTTGATCGAACGCTTTGACAGGATTGAGTCGAAGATCGACAATCTACGAAGCAAGCCCCATGCCGTATAGTTCTCCCAAGCAAGAGCGGCTCATGCGGGCCGTCGCGCACAGCCCAGGCTTCGCCAAGAAGGTGGGCATCCCCCAGGCCGTTGGCCTGAAGTTTGAAGCCCATAAGGCCGAAGGAGGCCCCGTGAAAGAATCTCCCAAGATGGTCAAGAAGGAACTCGCGTTCATGAAGGCTAAGGGTGCGCCCAAGGCCATGATCAAGCACGAGAAGGAAGAAGCCAAGGGCAAGCCGTTTGCCAAGGGCAAGCCGTTTGCCAAGGGTGGCGCGGCGAAGAAGATGGCATACGGCGGCAAAGCCTGCTGAGGAGAGAAAGATGGCGACGCAAAATCCCACGAAGGCTCCGGCCTCGGCGCCGGCAATTCCGGCTGCAGTGCGCATGGCGATGGAGTCGGCGGCGAAGCAGAAGGCCAGCGATGCGGCGGAGAAGCACTTCCCCAAGAACATCGATCCGGAAGGCATGCTACCGCCCAAGAAGAAGGCCAAGGGCGGCATGACCAAGAAGTACACCAATGGCGGCTCTGTGCGCGGCGCAGGCGTCGCCCAACGCGGCGTCAAGCAGTGCAAGGTGGTGTGACATGGCTACCGATCCCCGGTACACGAAATCCGCCCGCGAAGGCGGCACCCCGCGTCCTCAGACCTTTGGGGATGCGTTCAGGGAGGCTCGCTCGGCAGGTGATGCCACTTTCGAGTTTCAAGGCAAGACCTACACCACCAAGACCGCTGAAGAGCAGGGTCGGGAGATTGGTGCTCGTGCAGCCGCAGGCTCTGGGCGCGGTGCGTCCGCAGGCAGGACAGCCGCTCATCGGGATACGGCCTCAGAATCCAAGAAAGAAACGCCAGCGCGGCCTCGTGCATCTCTCTCTGATATTCCCGGCTTGCTCATGCGAGGCATGGCTGAAGGGGCAGAACGCGTTCCTGCGGGGCGCGGTCTAGGTGCGGCGTTTATGGGTGCTGGCTTGCCGCGTGCTGTGGCTGGGGCGAGGGCCGGAGCGAGGGTTGCAGAAGCAGCGGAGAGACCTATCGAGCCCATGATGGCTACGGGGCGTGTCCGAGAGACGGGGCGGTTCCGTTCTGGGTCGCCTTCGCTACGGGAGGCGCAGCGCGAAGCCGCTGAAGAGATGGCGCGGGAACCCGCGCTCAAGAAGGGCGGTAAGGTCAAGGCTTACGCCAAGGGCGGCTCTGTGCGCGGTTCCGGGTGCGAGTCTCGCACCAAGAAGACGAAGTACGTATGAAGGCCTCACGCGGCATGGGCTGCATCCGCCCGGAACTCAAGAAGCCCAAGGCATACGCCAAGGGCGGTGAGAGCCGCGTGAACGAGGCGGGCAACTACACCAAGCCTGGGATGAGAAAGTCACTTTTCGAGTCCATTAAGTCCCGTGCAGTACAAGGTACCGCCGCAGGCGAATGGAGTGCCCGCAAGGCTCAGCTTCTGGCGAAGCAGTACAAGTCCAAGGGCGGCTCTTACCGTGACTAAGGCTTCGCAGCAGTCTCTGAAGGACTGGACCGCTCAGAAATGGCGGACCAAGTCAGGGAAGCCGTCTTCAAAGACGGGGGAGCGGTATCTGCCCGAGGCTGCGATCAAGTCCCTGAGTCCCTCTGAGTACGCGGCCACAACCCGGGCGAAGCGGGCAGGCAAGGCCAAGGGCCAACAATTTGTCGCGCAGCCCAAGGGCGTAGCCCGGAAGACAGCGAGATTTAGATGACCACATCAGGGACCACCACCTTCAACCTCGACCTCAACGACGCGGTCGAGGAGGCGTTTGAGCGCTGCGGAGCAGAGCTTCGCACGGGCTACGACCTGCGCACTGCGCGGCGGTCCCTGAACCTGCTGTTCGCAGACTGGGCGAACCGTGGCATCAACATGTGGACCTTCAACCAGGGCATGATCCCCTTGGTGCAGGGCACGAACACCTACACGCTCCCGTCTGACACCGTCGACCTCCTTGAGCATGTCATCCGCACGGGCGCGGGCAACGTCTCGACCCAGGTGGATCTGACCATCACGCGGATCAGCATCAGCACGTACTCCTCCATCCCAAACAAGCTGCAGCAGGCGCGTCCGATTCAGGTGCTGGTCAACCGGAACTCCAACGCGACGTACCCGGCGGCGAGCAGCTACTCCCCGGGCGCAACGGCAGCGCCCAGCATCACCGTGTGGCCCACGCCTGACCAGACGGGCGTCTACCAGTTCGTGTACTGGTATCTGCGGCGCATCCAAGATGCAGGTGCTGGTGGGGAAGCCACGCAGGACATCCCCTTCCGCTTCATCCCTTGCTTGGTCTCCGGGCTGGCGTACTATCTCGCCATGAAGCTCCCGGGCGGCATGGAGCGTCTCCAGATCCTGAAGGCGCAGTACGACGAAGACTGGGACCGTGCATCGAGCGAAGACCGTGAGAAGGCTGCGGTACGGTTCGTGCCCAGGCAGATGTTCATCGGCTGAACATGGCTAACAGGTTTGCAAACGGAAGAAAGGCGTTCGGGTTCTGCGACGTCTGCGGGTTCCGTTTCGACCTGAAGAAGCTCAAGAACCTCGTCGTCAAGACCAAGCAGACGCAGATCAAGGCGTGCCCTCAGTGCTGGACTCCGGACCAGCCGCAGTTGCAGTTGGG